ACGGAAAACAGCGTGGTGTTGTCACCGGCTTCTACGCCGCTTCGAACCTGTAAGGAGAAACGAACATGGGAAATTATTGGAGTAATCCGGTTCGTCATCCGGAAGATACCGGCATGCAGTATGTGCGCCGGACCGTCACGTTTAACATGACGGATACGGGCAACCTGGCGATCGGAACCAGCCCTGGTATACCGATCGGCGCGCTGGAAGCGGGAGCTATCCCGCTTTACTGCCACGTCACCATTGAAACGGCATTCAACGCTGGCACCACGAACGTGTTTGTGGTGGGCACCGTTGACGACGACGATGGCTTTGCCACGGCCGCTGCGACGCTCTCGGGCGCGACCGGCTTTAAGGGCAGCCTCACGGGCGCTCTGACCGGTATCCCGCTTGCTGCGGATAAGGTTGTGTACGTCAAGTACACACAGACCGGAACAGCGGCCACTACAGGTAAGGCTGAAGTCGTTCTGGAGTTTGCCGTGAAGCGCGAGAATATCGGTATTCCGTTCCCGAACAACTAATGAGTTAGGGCCGCTGAGAAATTGGCGGCCCTTTCTTCTTATGAAGGAGCCATTGAAATGTCAGATGACCTATCGATTCGAACTCCATCGCCCGCTAAGTTGGGCGGGGCATTGATGGTCACCTACCACCCTGGCTTGGGAGATCCCAGTGCTGTGGAGGCTTACGGCAAGCGATTTAAGGCAGGTGAGGCTATTGAAGTTGACCCGCAGTTCTATGCGAAGATTTGGGGCAACCCATACTTTAGCATCAAAGGTCAAGAAAGCTATGGTGATGAAGGCCGAAAGCGTTCTTCAGCCGATCACATAGTTGAGGACGAAGACGACAATCTGACCTTCGATGAAAACGTGATCGCCAACCGTATGGAAGAGTACGGCACGTCCGATCCTAAGTCTGCTGATCAGATGCGACGGTCAAACGAGGCAAGCTTTACTCGTTCAACGCCGCGATCCCACAGTCGGCCGGTAAAAGATCGGGCTCGAGCCGAAGCCAAGGCCAGAGCGGAAGAGCACGCCGCAGAACTAGCCGCCATCAAGAACGAGCAGGCCGACGAGGCTAACGAAAAAGCTAAGCTTCAGGCGAAAATTAACGCCGCGCGCGCCGAGCAAGAGCGTAAATGACCAAGACGCGGGTCGATCTCGGCAATGCCGCTTTAGAGCGGCTGAAGAAGCTTGTCGCGGGAGAGACGGCAGATTCCGTCACCGCTCAGGCAATCGACGACCGGATTGATCCGCTTGTCGCTAATCTGAACGCACGCCAGGTGATCTACCTGGCTGATCCCGACGAAATCCCGGACGACATGTTCGACCCGTTGTCTTTGCGGTTGGCGTGGGCCGCGGCAGGCAGGTTTGGCGTGCCATACGAGCAACTACCGGATTGCCAACCAATGATAACGGAAGCCGACTTGCGTACTTTGAGCGCCATCGCCCCTAACGACGGGGATGTAGTGGACTTCGAGGACTTCTAGTGACGGCTCTTCCGTTTCCTCTGCTATCTGCTCCAGGTAGGCATGTTAACGCGTCTGGCGGTCGTATCGTCAACACGATCATTGAGCAGCTAAGCGATACAGCAGGGGCAAAATACGTCTATTGGCGAGCGCCAGGCCTTAAATCGTTCGGTACCACGCAGAACGCAACACCGCGCGGACGGTTAGTGGTTGGATCAACGTTGTACACCGTCGTGGGGACCAAAGTTTATACATCGACTGTCGCAGGAGGGGCCGCAACCGCGTTAACGGGTACGTTGCCGGGCACGACAGGCGTGTTCATGGCGGCGAATAATGCGTCAACTCCTAACGTGGTCATCGTGGCGCCTGGTGATGGTGCATTCATTATTTTAGCGGGCGCAATCGTCGCCTATCCCGACGCTGATGTTGGGCAGCCTAATTCTGTGGTGTTCCACAAGGGCTTCTTTGTTTTCACTTATGGCGATGGTAAGACGAGAACGTCAGGGATCAATTCTACGTCAGTTGCCACCACTGACGTTGCGACCGCAGAAAGTAAGCCGGACACCCTTTATCGCGCGATACCGCTAGGTAATGGTCAGATCCTTTTGGCAGGTAGTTCAAGTATTGAGGTCTGGGGTGGCCAGAACGATACAGCTTATCCGTTTAACTACATCGCGACTATTCCTCGCGGGATCGTCGGCCCCTATGCCATTTGCGGTGATGAAGATGGTTGGGGGAACGGCACATTTCTGGCGGGCGACGACTTTGGGGTAAGCACCCTGAATGGTTATAGCACAGTTAAAATCTCATCCCCTGATGTAGATCGTGCGATTGAAAATACGGCAGACAAAACCACCATCCGCCTCTCAGTTTTTATTGCAGGTGGGCATTCCTATGTTGTCGTGCAGTCGCCGACTTGGTGTTGGGTATACGATGTTGGCGTGCAGACATGGCACGAGCGCGAAAGCTATCTCAAGTCATTCTGGCGCGCCGCCTATCCGGTGAAGGCATTCTCAAAATGGCTTTGCTTGGATACTTTGACCGGGAATATTCTGCAGATCGACGCCATGACGCAGGATGAGGTCGGAACGCCGCTGCGGATGAGGATCGAGACAGGTCCGTTTGGCGCGTTTCCATCTCCATTGGCGATCAACACTATCGAACTGTACCTGACCAAGGGCGTCGGTATCGCAACGGGTGTCGATCCCGTTCAAACCGATCCGAATATTGAAATCTCGATTTCAAGGGATGGCGGTCAAGACTGGTCTAAGCCTCGCGTTTTACCGGTAGGACAACAGTCCATCACTTCTGGCCGGCTTCGGTCTCATCTATGGGGGCACGCCGACGCTCAGGGCGTTCGGTTCCGCTTTGATTGTTCGAGCAACGTTCCGTTGGGATTTATGGGTGCTGATATGCAGGCGGACAAGCTGCAATAATGGCAGATACTCAGCTTCCAGGTCAGATTGAACCGATTGCAGACGGTAGCCGGCTCACAACGCCGCTGTGGTTCCAGTGGTTTTCTTTTCTGCAAAATACACTCGTAACTTTGCAGGCGACGATCGCGACTATACAAAATACAATCACGACACTTCTAGGAACATGGACCTCCACATTTAATCCGGTACTTACGGCTGATGCCGGCGGTCCCCCGATAGGCACTGCTACATGCAGATATCGACGACTTGGAAAGACAGTTGATGTTCAACTGAAGGTCGAAATCACCAACATCAGCGGTTCAAGCGGCGCGCTTTACATCTCACTTCCGGTCGGTCCGGCGATCCGCGATTCTTTTCTTGCTGGTGGAGAAACTTCTCTGACCGGATACGCTATCAGGGCAAGTATTTTTACGGGCGAAACAAAATGCTCAGTTGCTTACTACGACAACACGACCGTTTTGACTGACGGCACGGTGTTGGTTTTGACCGGCACTTATGAGGTGTAAAGTTTATGGCATCTTTTCTCTCAACTCTATTCGGTGGCGGCGCTGAGCGTGAAGCCGCCGACAAGAATAGGGCGCTGTACCAAGATTACGGCCAGAAAGGCATGGGCTATCTCGATACCGGGTTCACCGGAGCGAAGGATGCGCTAGCGACGGCAAAAGGCGAGTATGCCCCGCTTTCGGCTCTGTATAATAAAGGGTCTGCTCTCTATGCAGATGCGCTTGGGGTAAATGGTGCTGACGGCGGTAAGCGCGCTACCGATGCATTTCAGACGGGCCCCGGATATAAGTTCACATTAAATACCGGGCTGGATGCAATTAATCGCCGTCGCGCGGCGGCGGGTATGTTGGATAGCGGCAACTCTGATTTAGACGCCATAAAATTTGGCACAGGCCTGGCAGATCAAACCTACAATGGCTGGCTCAACAATATTGGCGGCTATGACAACAAGGCTTTGACAGCGGCCGGAGCAATGGCGGGCGTCGATACGAACCTCGCTAACCTCTATCAAACCGATGCCAACAACCGCGTTAATCTACAAGGCAATGTCACTTCCGGAAATGCCGGGGCCAACACGCTGCAAGCGCAAGGCGAGGCGGCGGGTGCAAAGAACTTGCTAGGCGCTGGTCTTGGCGTCGCGTCGATGGCCTTGGGAGGTGGATTAGGCGGAATTGGTTCGGCGTTTGGCAATGCTGCGACAAGCGCCACTGGCATGGGCAATGGTGGCGGCATGTTTTTCAATAACTCTCCGTGGAAGTTCGGCTAATGGGTATCAAAGCAAAGCCGTTAGAGCAGCGTTTTCTTCCTAAGGTTCGCAAGCCCGAAGGTGAGGGCTGTTGGGAGTGGACGGCATATAAAAATAAGGATGGCTATGGCACCATTAGCTCCAACTTTCGCCCAAAGATGGCTCATCGAGCATCATACGAAATTTATCACGGTGAAATTCCTAAGGGAATGTTGGTGCTTCATCGATGCGACAATCCAGGCTGCGTGAACCCGGATCATTTATTTCTCGGAAGCAGTGCCGACAATGTGGCTGACAAGGTAACTAAAAATCGGCAGGCACGCGGGGTTTCACATGCAAGGCCAAACGCTAAACTAATCGAATCCGATGTGGTTGCGATCCGGGCCGCCAAGGGCTTTCGACAGTGGGAGCTAGCGTCCATCTATGGCGTAGGCCAAGACGTAATTTCTCGCATTCGTTCTGGTAAGTGCTGGACTCATATTTAGAGAAACATTGCATGATCAATCAGCTCCAATTGCCATCGACGCAGCCGTTTATGACTGACCTTAATTTGGCGTCATCGCTGTCGCAATTGGGGCAGACTTATAAGCAGGCACAGAAAGATGCCACGCGCGATGACATTCTTAAGACCGCAAATTTTGACGGAAGTCCGTCGTCGTTGCGTGAACTAGGGAGCAAACTTGTCCAGGCTGGCGATGTACAATCAGCTACGACGCTTGCAAACCTCGCGCATCAAATGTCTACCGATGACCTCGATCGTACTTATAAGCTTGGTATGCTAGGTCTAGAAAAGACAAAGGCTGAAAAGGATGCACCAGTACTCACCACTATTGGTACATCTGATGGAAGAAAAACACAGGCTATTGTCAATCCGAACAAGGGTACCGTTCAGGCCATCGGGCTACCGATGGGTGAGGAAAACAAACTAACCAGTGTTGATAAGAAAGCGGTCTTCGATGCCGAAGACGCGAATGCGCAGCTGTCTTCAACTCGTGACACATTGAACCGCGCTATTGAATTGGCACCGAAAGCATTTAGCGGCTACACTGCGGGCGTTCGCGGTTCGGTTGGGACGAACCTGCCGGGTGTTGCTAGTATGATTGGGATTGATCCGGAGGCCGCTAAAGCTACGACCGAACTTGACCAGTTGATGTCAAGTGAAGCCATCAAGAATATGTCGGCTACGCTGAAGGGCGCGTCAACTGACATGGAAATGGCAAAATTCCAATCCATCATAGCTAATCCTAATGCGCCGCCAGATTTGAAAATCCGTACAATCAAACGAATGTTGTCGCTAACTGATAGGCAGGCGCAGATCAACGATCTACGTATCAAAGACTTACGTGGTGGAAACTATTTTAAACCGGGGGGCGGTGGACCGGCAGGTGGGGCGCAATCTGCGCCGCAGGCAGCGAGTGCTGCACCTTCCCAATATGCGAAAGGTCAACGCGCTCAGGATGCGAAGGGGAATATGATCGAGTTTGATGGTTCCGCCTGGGTGCCTGCGAAATGACGCTTGCTGACCTGTATCGCAATGATCCTCCGGCCACGTTTATCGACCGTCCAGACGTTACGCCGACAAGGCGCGTGTGGGGCGATGCTGAAGCGGAGTCGGCGGGGTTGTACGAGCCTAAGGTCGCGATGCTGCCAGCAGGGTTCAAGTTAATAAATGCGCCTGAAAAGGCAGCGACTAGCGCGGAATTGCCTGCAGGGTTCAAGTTGTTGGATGCGGAGCCAAGTCCAAAAGAAAAGTTGGCGCAGGGTCTAAGTAACGGAAAGAATGCTGATGCTGAAATTTACAAGACGGCATCCTTTCGGACAAATCAGGGCGTGCCGGCGGCTGGTATGACAGATGCTGCAATCAATGGTGCAACGTTCGGTTTCGGAGACGAGATTAGCGCTGCTGCGCGTGCTCCAATCGATATGGCAATCCGTGGTGAAACATTCGACGAGGCCTATCAACATAACGTAGCTGCTGAACGTGACCGCTTGGATCAATTCCGCAAAGCCAATCCAATCAAAGCTGCGACCGCAGAGTTTGCGGGCAGCATGGTCGCCCCTACCGGATCTAGTGCTATCCGCACAGGCGCAATCATGGGTGGCTTGCACGGAGCTGGGAATAGCGAAGGAGACGTGACGCAACGTGCGGCGGACGGCGGAGTTGGTGCGGCGGTAGGCGGCGCTCTCGGAGGGGTGATCAGTGGGGCAACGCGTTTGCTTGGTGCTAAAGCACCTTCTGCGACGCCGTCCATCGCTGAACTAAAGGCCGCCGCCAAGGAGGGGTATAACAGTGAAGCAGTCACTGGCTTTGAGCTTGCGCCGCAATCTCTTCGCGACGCGGCAGGTCGCATCCGCGCATCGCTGGACCAAAGTGGTTTCGATGATGTGGTGGCGACTAAAGCTCACGGTATCTTAAAGAAGTTGGAAACTATTCCCGATGATGCGGTAACCGTCACGGGGCGCAATCTACATTCGTTGCAGAAGACGCTCGGCAAAGCCGCAGGATCAATCGACCCAACCGAAAAGGCGGCTGCTGGCATCGCCTTGAGAGAGTTGAATGGATATCTCGAAGCGGTCCCTGCCAACGCTGTTACGCGTGGCAGCGCGGACGACTTCACGCGCGTTATGAAGGACTCAAACGCTAATTATTCAGCGGCGATGAATTCTGGGAAGATTGACCAAAAATTAGTGCAGGCTGAAATTAGGGCCGCTGCCTCTAACTCGGGAATGAATGTTTCGAACACCATCCGACAGCGAATGGCGGATATAGGCGCTAATCCAAAAATGCAGCGGGGCTTAAGCGCAGAAGATATCGCGGCCGCACGCCAGATTGCAGAAGGTACAACAACTCAAAACCTGATGCGTAAGGCTGGAAATATTATGGCGGGCGGCGGCGGCATTGGCGCTGCGATTACCGGCGGTGGCGGTTATGCAATTGCTGGGCCGGCTGGAGCTGCCGTTCCTGCGGTTGGTTGGCTACTTCGCTCGGTTGGCAATAAGATGACCGTCAATCAAGCACAAAAGCTTTCTGAAGCGATCCGCTCTCGCGCTCCTTTAGCCAGTGCATCGGAGAAATTTGAAGAAAAAGTTGCTCAGTTTCAGCAACAACGAAATGCCAAGAATGCCGCTGCAACTGCGATGGCGGCTCGCAACCTTGCCACCAATCTACGTGGCTCGGGCTTTAATGTATCGACTAGCGACCTGATGCGGTCTCTCCAAGCGCCGGCACCAAGCCTCGCCGAAGAACAATAGCCAAAAATTCCAAGGCCACCAGGCCAGTAACATCACTGTTACGTAATAGGTCGTTAGAATTATTTTTGACCTAGCAGTCATTTTGAAAGTGATGTCCGTATTCTTTGAGAAATAATTCAATCTTTTAACCAAATTCTGCCAAGTCGTGACATATCGCGGCACGGCACACTAAAGCAAGGTTAAACAAAGGCGGTTCTTCGGGGCCGCCTTTTTCTATGAGGCAATTCAAAATGTTAAAACGTCTCTCCCTCGCTTTGGCGGGGCTTTTTGCGTTGGGGGCCTGTTAATGGCAGGCACAATCCCTGGCTTCTCGCTCACGCCACAGTTCGATCAGTTTGGCAAACCAGCTGTTGGATGTAGGCTGTTCTGTGTTCAAGCGGGCACGACGAACGCTCCGCAAAACAGTTATCAAGATTCGGGTCTGACGATACTTAACCCATATCCATTGGTTGCTGATAGTACCGCACGGCTCCCACAATTCTTCGTCGCTGACGGCACGATCAAACTCCGCCTGACCGATAAGGACGGCGTTACACTATTTGTCGGCGATAATCTTTTGGTCGTCGGCGCATCTTCAGGCGGTGGTGGCGGATCTCCGGTTGATCCGACGACCGTTATGCAAACCGGTCAGATTGCCCTTTGGTATGGAACGGGTGTTCAGAGCGGATTCGTTCGAGCCAATGGCCGATCAATCGGATCATCGATATCAAGCGCAACCGAGCGCGCGAATGCCGACACGCAGGCGCTATATTCCTTTCTCTGGAGCGCTGATCCGAACCTCGCAGTGTCAGGTGGGCGCGGCGCATCGGCTGCAGCGGACTGGGCAGCCAATAAGAACATCGCTCTACCTGACTATCGAGGTCGTGCGATTGCCGGTCTCGACGACATGGGCAACAGCGCGGCGGGGAGGTTGACTGCGACGTATTTTGGCACGGCTGCGACGGTGCTAGGGGCGGCGGGGGGTGCGGAGTCGAAGGTTCTCGTTACCGGTAATTTGCCGCCATATACCCCGGCAGGCGCAATAACAAACGGGGCTATCTCTATCAATCATAATGCTGCAGCCGCTAACGCTTCTACGACTGGAGGTGGTGCATTTAGTATCGGTGGTAGTAATGCTTCCATTTCAGCATCTCAGGCCGCCTCTACCTTCACCGGTACGGCACAGGGCGGAGCATCAACGCCGATTTCTATAACACAACCTACAATTCTTGCAACAGTCTACCTAAAGCTGTAAAATGGCGATCCCAATTTGGGGTTTCTTTAGCGGTTTACGATCGTTAAGTGCTATCTTGCAAAAGCAACAGGTATAGTTTCGTTTTCAATAAGTAATGCAAGTGTGAATATGTTTCGGCATGATATTAATGCACTCCGAGCACTCTCAGTTCTTGCAGTACTTGGCTATCATGTGAAGTTACCCGGATTTGCTGGGGGATTTGTCGGAGTAGATATCTTCTTTGTGATCACCGGCTATCTGATGACTAGCAAGGTGGTGAACGAACTTACTTCGAATCGTTTTTCGTTTCGTGACTTCATTGTCATGCGATTTCGTCGGATATATCCCGCGTTGGCGGCTGTGGTAATTTCATGCGCCATCGCGGGATGGTTTATTACTTTACCAGGAGAATACATAAGGCATCTGCGACAAGCATGCTATGCACTGTCATTTTTATCAAATTTTGCTTTTGACAATGACAATGGTTATTTCTCTTTAGCAGCTCAGACCAAGCCACTTTTGCATACTTGGTCACTTTCAGTTGAATGGCAATTTTATCTTTTAATGCCGTTTTTTGTTTGGCTATTCTGGCACCTTGAATTTAAGTCAAAATCTAAACTCAACACAGTTTTTTGCGCAATTCAATTTTTTGCTACTCTTTCATTTGCTTTTTTATTGTATAAAAACTTTAATGGCTCGACATCGTCTTCTTTCTTTTCTTTGCTGGCAAGAGCATGGGAACCTCTTGTTGGAGGTTTAATTGCAACGTTAGAGATTCGGCAAAGATTAGAAAATTCACTTAGGATTGCATTGCTCGAAACGAGCGCAGTCGCAGTGACGGGATGGGTGCTAGTTGCCGGTTGCGTCATCTATCCTTTTGCAGAATTGCAATGGCCAAGCTCTCTCACAATTCTGCCTGTCTTAGGCGGATCAATAATAATTGCATCGAGGAAAAGGTGTTGGGTAGATGGCATTTTGGTAGCATATCCCATACAATGTGTAGGTAACTGGTCATATTCAATATACCTTTGGCACTGGCCGATCTTGGTTTTTACACTTACCTGGTTGTCGTTGCGAGGCCACAGCGTTGATAACGCTCAAAAGTCGCTCATAGTGCTAGCATCAATCGTATTTGGAGCAATATCATACCGCTACATCGAGCAACCCGTCAGAACACGAATTGATATCTGGACGCCGCGCCGTCTGATAAGTGGTTATTCCGTAGTTTTTCTTTTGTTTCTCATGTTCACAGCTGCGGCATTTTTAACAACTGGATTCCCAAACAGACTGCCGGAATACTTACTACCTGCCGAACTGGCTAGAAGGACTAACACTCCAAGAGATGAGTGTTTCAGGAGCTCAAATTCCTCAAAGATGGCAAAAGAGACATATTGTAGGTTTGGAGTCGACGAGGCAGATGCAAAGCATTCTGTAATTCTCTGGGGAGATTCTTTCGCAAACCAATACCTTGAACCAATTTCTTCAGCAGCGGCTTCTCTCGGAATACATGGGCTAATCGCAACTCAGAGCGCATGTCGAGCTTTTATAGACGATTCTATAGTGAACTTGGCAGATCAACAGCATTGTCGAGAGTTTAATAGAAGCACGATGGACTTTGTACTGCAACACGCAGAGCCAAGTATCGTCTTGCTTGGTAGTAACTGGTCCAATGCAGACGAGATTTCGCTACTGGTCCACAAGCTTCTATCTTACGACAAGACTGTCATTTTGATCATGCCACTACTAAACATAGGTTTTGACGTGCCGCAGAAATGGTTTGAGAATCAACTCCAGGTTGGGAAAGCGATTACTGAATGGAAAGTTGATGCAAATTATAATTTAACGAATAGCAAATTGCGGAATGAGATAACTGAGATCGTGGCCAAATTTGCAGGTGTCAAGCGTCTGATTATTGTAGACCCGCAATCTACGATCTGTGAGCAAGGACAATGCTATTTAGTCCGTGATGGCCACGCTAACTTTCGTGATACCGCTCACATCTCAAATATAAATTCTGAGCAATTTAGAAGTATATTTGACGCTGCATTTTTGTCAGCCCTACAGGTAAAAACCTCTGATAATGTTGAAGCGAAGTAGCGTCAAATAGTTACACATTCAGTACATCTACCACCACAACCCCAGATCGAACAAGCCGCCCCCCCCCACGGGCGGCTTTTTCTATGAAAGAGCCTAAAAATGTACACAGGCCAGTTCGACGCGATTTCGAACAAAGCGACTTGGGCCAGCAAAACCTACGAATTGGTAGACGACGAAGATGGAACAGTCACAGACTTAACCGACCCAGCGTTGACCGTCGATATTGTTATAACAATTAGAGAAAGGTCTGACGGGTCATGTTGCGGTTACGGTGGCGCTAATCGCCATTATGGCACGCTTGCCACTGCTTCTATCGTCAACGGTAAAGTGTCGATCCCCGGTCCCGGTTTCAATTGGCAGTTCGAAGTTAGCGATATCTCAGGGATATGCCCTGGTACACATGAGATAGGCGCAAAAGTCACAATTAACGGATTTGTAAACGACATCATCATGGGAACGATCCCCGTGTTTGAAGGGAATTGAGCATGGCTCTAAAGCTAAAAGTTCGCACACAATTCCCAGCCCTTGTTCAAGTTCAATCCCCGTTGATGCTATCGAAAGTCGGTCTGAGCTATACCTTCAGCGTTGACGTCCCAGCACTTGCTTCGAGCGTTGCTGCCATCCTCACGGTAGGGACGGCCGCCGGGGCGGATACCGGTACCAGCGGACACAAGGTTCCGTTTCTTGACGGGATCAACACTTGGTCAGCAACTCAAACGATTAGCAAAAACGCAGCCAGCCTTCCTGCAATAGGAACGCCTTCAGGGG